CTTGTCTCGGGTGGCCCAAAAGTGGTCGGCCAGTTCGGCTAGTTCAGTGGCTGTCATGTTGAATCTCCGCAACCAAGGTGCTCAAAAAGTGCTCACCCTCCGGCGGGGCGGTGTTGGTCAACACCAGCAGGCGGTGGAGCAGCGGGGTAAGGTCCGGCCCCACGGGCCGGTAGTCAGCATCTAGCACCTTGATGTTATGAAAGGTGAGTACACCGTCGCTGGCAACGGTGTACTCAACACGTAGGCTCACGCCCGCGCTGTCGTGAATGTGTACGCTCACGCTGCGGCAACAAGCTCGTCAGCGAGGGTGGCAGCGGTATCCCACAAACCGCCGTTGATGGCGGCAACGGCGCTCACACGCTCAATGGGGCGCACGGTGCTCTTGCGCCCGTAGCCCATGCTCTTGGTCTCCCAGCCACCGTACACCACGTTCTCCTGCACGCGGTTAAGTACGTTCCACAGCGTGGGCTCCTCGTCCTCGGCGCGGCGGCAAGTCAGCAGCGCGGGGGCCTCAAACGGGGCAACAGTGCTCCCGTAACGGAGCTCCATTGCACGGGTGGCAAGGCGGTACTGGTGCTCAGGCGCAAGGGTGATGCCCTTAAACTTGTCCACATTATCCAACATGCGGGGGAAGCTCTCAGTCACCACGCGGGTGCAGCCATCAAGCACCTCGGCGGTGGTCTGGCTATTCACCGTGTGGCGCACGGTAAACCCGGCCACAGTGGTCCCCACCATCAAGCCGTTGCTGCACACAAAGCGGAAGAAACCGGCCTTCAAGTGGTAGGCGGCGGTGCCGTCGTGTGCGTTGATGAGGATGACCTCGGGCACGCCGTCACGGTGTACCTGGGTGTGGTCAAAGTGCTCGAGCTTGCGGAGCCTGAGCATGTGCTTGGTGTAGGGGTCACGGTCAGCGGCGCGGCTGCGCTGCTGGCTAGCTTCGTACACGCCCCAGCCGGTGTCTAGCAGGGCCTGGAGCGGCTCAATTGTGGGCACGTAGCGGTAGCGCGGGCCACGGCTAGCGTGAGGCTCCTGCGCAAACACGGCAGGGCACACTTGTTGGATACCCGTGAGGGTCAGGGGGTTGCCGGTACGCAGAATGCGTGGGCTTTTGAGAATTGGACGCATTGGTCACTCCTATTGAGAACTGATAACTAGGACACAACTACCGCGTTTTGGGCGCGGTAGCTGCATTGTAGGGGCACGGGGTAGTCGTACACCTAGGGGTTTACCCTTAATGCAGGGTATCGGGCTCCTCGCCCAGCAGCGCGTTCCACTCCTCGGCAGTAATGCCCGTGATGAGGAACTCACGGTCTTCCACGCTGAGGTGGGGGAACACTACCTGCACGGGGCGGGTGTCCTCGCCGGTCATGTAGGCGTAGAGCTCAATGGCGTCTACGTTAAGGTCTCGGGTGTGGGTAACACCGGTCAGTTGGCTGGTCAAAGTAACTAGCACTTTTCATTACTCCTGGTTGGGCTATGATTTGTTGCCTGGGGCAACGCCCCCAGTGTAGGGGGTTGATTAGTCGGTGCCCATAGGGGTAAACCCTACCTTTGGTGTGAACAACATAGCCTGCGGTCCGCACGGTGCGCCCAGCAGACGAGCGTCAATGCAGTAGCGTTGATCGCTACCAGCAGCACGCATCCACGGCGTAGAGTGCGCACTCTTGGTGACCATGCAGCGCATGGCGGTGTCATCCCGCTTGCAGTTGGCGCAACGGGCGCACAAGTCCCGCTGCTGCCACCAGAGTTCAGTAGCTGGGTGAACCTTTAGGAAGTTCATTGGCTGCTCCTTGATCGATTGACGACGTATCGTCTCTCGTACGGTACGGATCACGTCATTCTTGGTCATGCTACACTACTTTCTATGGATGACTGTGATGTGTGGGCCAGCGCCCCTTGGGCTCGTCGGTGGTTTGACAAGCTGCGGCTCGCCACGCGGCTGGGCTACGTGTGCGGTCCGTGCGGGGTGGCCCCCACGGTGAGCGGACGGTACGTGGTGCGGCCAATCTACAACCTCAGCGGCATGGGCGCTGGCGCTAGAGTTGAGCATATACAGGCTGGAGACGCGACCAAAGTGCCCCCTGGGTATTTCTGGTGTGAGTACTTTACGGGCAGGCACCTCAGCGTCACCTATGCGGAAGGTGAGCAGCTTCATGTGTATGAAGGCTTTAACAGCCCGCAGAATTTGTCGCGTTTTCATCGCTGGCTCCGTGTGGATGACTGTGTGCCCCTGCCCCCGCAGTTGACTAGCCTGCGGCGTGCTCCGTTGGTGAACGTTGAATACATCGGTGGTCGTGCTATTGAGGTACATCTACGCACTACGCCAGACCCTACCGAGTACCAGGAGCTCATTCCTGTGTGGGCAGATGAGTGGAACTACCTGACGCCCCCGGCTGCTGAGGGGTACAGGTGGATTCCTGCCCCTGATGATGCTGATGGCTTTGCTCCGCAGGGGCGGCTAGGCTTTCTGGCACGGTAAGCATCTGCTCTATCAAGTCAGCGGCCTGCAAGCACCAGGGAGCGTAGAGCAGGTCAGAGTCTGTGAATATGAACCGTAGCTTGCGTACAAGGTCCTGCGGGGGCAAAACAACAGCCCCGCTACCAGGGTAGCGGGGCTGGGCTGGCGACGCAGCCACGGGCCGTCTGATAGGTCCCGTGGGCACACGCCAGTGTGGGCTAGCCATTGGCACCCAGCGCGGCGTAGAATGCGTCGGCTTGCTGAGCGGTGTACGTCTTAGGGCTACCGTCTTCTAGCAAGTAGCCGCCGAAGTATTGAACCGTCCAGTCATCTACATCGATCAGCACACAGCCAGCGTCGCCATGGCTGTCGTCAAGGCCGAGCAGGCCCGTTGCGTTCCACATGCCGACGCCCGTATTGTACTGCACTTGACCCGCCGCCAAGCAACATTCCTGCACCAAGCGGGCGCTGGCGTAGTCAACGTCACCACGGCGGGTAGACATACGGTCAGTCAACTCGGTGACGATGTGCTTGGCACGGTCACCCAGCCAGTGCCCGTACACGATGGGGCCGAATTTGCCACTCCGCTTGGAGTGGCACTGCATCAGTACACGGTCACCCATGTTATTGCTCCCCTGCGGCTTGAAGCTCGGCGGCCTTGGCAGCTTCACGCTGCGCGTAGGTTACCAGCTTGATGTGTGCGGGCAGCACCTTGACGTTGTAGCTGGACTGCTCAACCTCGTCCAACTCAATGGAGTCACCACTGTACCAGTTGTTTGCGAGCCGCACACGGTCCAACACCTTGGTAAAGGTGTCCAGCTCGGCTGGGGTAACGTCCGCCACGCCACGGAAAGCGTAGCCCAAATCAATAAACACTCGCATGTCAAACTCTCCTTGTTGAAACTAGAACCCTGGCTGCTGTGCCAGTAACGCTACTGTGCCACGGGGAAACACAGGAGCAATAGGTGTAAACCCTAGTACCGGTCATCCTCAAACCAGTACTCGAGAATCTCTTGTTCGATTCGCATCACGTCATCGTCGCAGAGCTTGCGCTCCAGCCACGGAGCGGGACGGCCGCGCCGGTCGCAGACGCGGAACTCCACCTCAGTGTAGCCGTGGTAGTCAAGGTCACTCGGTGCGTTCCAGCTACACGTACCTTTGACACGCAGCACGTGGGTGGGTTCCACCAAGCAGGGGATGCCTGCTACTTGCGTAGAAAGCATCATGGCTCAGCCCCTCCGCATGGTGGCAGTCTCAACCGCTTGCTGCTGGTTGAACACCGGCACCGCGTTGGACTTGTGCATGGTGCTGATGCCGATACAAGCCGTGCCCGTGTACTTCTGCACGGAGTGGGCCGGAGCCCACGCGGTGTCAACTCCACCGTTGCGGCTGGGCGGACGCTCGGTACTGCGGCGGTACGGAGTGGTGACCACCGCCGTGGCGGGGACGTTGAGGGGGCGGAACCCCACGCTGCGATACTTGCCTGCGTAGGTGGTGGTCATGGCTGTGGCTCCGCATACGTAATGAACATGACGAGCGTGGCGCTCATGGGCCGGAGCTCCAGCATGTCGCCAAAGTCGTAAGTGGTGCAGCGCAGGCCGTTCCACTGCATGAGTGCCTTGGCGCGGCGGACTAGGCTGCGCTTGCTCAGCGCGGGTGGGACTTTCAACTCGGCACGCCGCACCCAGGAGTAGTTGGCCTCACCGCCGTAGGTGTCCGTAATCTCGATGTTGTAGGTGGTCATTCAGTGGGTACTCCTTACTAACTAGAACCACCAGCGGCTTGCTGGCAACGCCAGTGTAGGGCGGGGGTGTGTCAGTGCCCATAGGGGTAAACCCTATGCTGTCCAGCTACGGGAGAGCGCCCCCTGGGTGCCATAATGGCAAAGGGCCAGCCACCTCACGCAGAGAGGTGGCTGGCCCTTTCAGACCCCGGAGCTTTGCCTCCGGGATGTTCACTAGGTCACAATGGGGTGTGTGCTCTGGCCGAGCGCCCCCATTATAGCGCACGCACCCGCGTGCACAAGGGGACTTGACGTTGCTCACGTTCGCAGAGATATCCCTATCGTTTAAGAACCATAGGGAAGAGAAGCAGTTTCCAGGCATCCAGCGAGTTTGGGATTATCTGGCTAAGAGGGGGGTTTCTAGGCAGGTGGCTGACCTGTGCGGCCTGCACGTGATGCAGGCCGTTGAGCTGATAGCGGCGGCGCGGCGCAGCGCGCAGGTCAACGCGGCGGATAACCGGGCGGCGGTGGTGTTCCCGCACTACAAGCTAGGCCACCGCGACGGGTTGATTGAGTGGTGGAGCGCACGGCTGGTGCCACTCATGGACCGTACCGAGCTCCGGGTGGTTGCCAGCTTTGGTGACATTGTTGACGCCACCAAGGTGCGGGCTCCGGGCAAGATGTTTTGCCCACCTAACGAAGCTCCCCACGCCTACCTGCCCCCTGTGTATGACTGGACCAAGCTGCGCGAGAGCGACAGGGTGTACATTCACGAGTCGTGCATCAAAGCAATCAACGGCGCGGTGCTGGGCCTGCCCAGCATCGGCTTGAACGGTGTGTGGGGCTGGAGCAGCCGCAAGCATGGAATTGCTCTGGTTGAGGAGTTGAGGGACTTGCCCTGGAAGGCCCTGCGCCTACAGCCCGTAATCGTATTTGACAGCAACGCCTGGGACAACTGGCAGGTGCAGGCGGCGGAGAGTCAACTAGCGGCCAAGTTGCTGGAGGTGACTGGGCGGCACGCGGTGGCGCTGAGGGTACCCAAGGGCGCGGGCGGTGAGGACCAAGGCTTTGACGACTACCGGGCTGCCGTGGGTGATGCGGAGGCGCGGCGGTTGCTCGACGGGGACGGCGTGCCCGTTGACATTAGCGAGTACCACCGCATGATGGTGCAGCTGAGCAGCGAAGTGTGCGTGGTGCGGGAACTGGGCCGCATAGCCGACCAAGTGACCGGCGACCTGATGACCCGCGCCGTGTTTACTGATGTGAACTATGCACACTTTGTAATGGACGTTGAGGACGGCGAGCGCACCCGGCAGGTGAACGTGCCCCGCGTGTGGCTGAGCAGCCCGCAGCGGGTTGAAGTGCAGAGCCTAGAATACAGCCCCGGCGCGGGCAGACTGGTGCCCCGTGCGGTGGGGGGTCTACCCAACCTCAACCTATGGCGCGGCATGGCGCAGGACCCTGAGCCGGGCGACGTAGCGCCCTGGCTGGAACTGTTGGCGAATAACGTGGAGGACGATTATCTACGCCAGTGGATCATAGCATGGTGCGCTTATCCGTTACAGAACCTGGGTGCCAAGCTGAATACGTATTTACTGATGTTTGGCCCCAGCGGCACGGGCAAGAATCTGTTCTTTAAGCCCCTGCACGCCATCTACGGCGACAATGCTGTGATGGTGGACACGGACACGCTCAAGTCGCAGTTCACGAGTTTGTATGCTCAAAGACAGTTAGTCCACGCGGATGAGTTGGTGCGTGCCCGTGGCGATGAGGACATGGTGAGCCAGCGCATCAAGGCTCTGGTAACGCAGGAGAAACTCACCGTCAACCGCAAGGGCCAGCCCGAGTACAAGATTGACAACCACGTGAATTTGGCGATTACGAGCAACTACTGGGACTGTGTGAAGCTCGACCAGGACGACCGGCGGGCTTGCGTGGTGCGGTGGAGCGGAGTGCTGGACCGTAGAGGTGACCAAGCCTACTGGCAGCGATATGTTAAGTGGGCGGACGGTGGCTGGGGGTCCGCCGCGTTGTACCAGTATCTGCTAGGGTTGGACATTAGCTGGTTTGACCCCGCCGCCTGGGCACCCGCCACCCCGTGGAAGGACGAGGTTAAGGTTGCCACCATGTCCCCCATGGAGCAATGGGTGGCTGACCTTGCTGCCGAACCCCAGACCGTGCTGCCCCTACCAGGGCAGAGCAAGGCGGTGTGGACAGCGAGGGAACTGGCTGTGATCTACTATGGGGAGGGCGAGGCGGAGCTGTCACCGGGCAAGGTGAAGGCGCTGGCCAATGCGTTGAGGAATGGAGGCTTCCAACAAGCGCATGGGGGCAAGCTCATCAAGCGGCCTGACACCGCACAGCCCGAGCGGTTCTGGGTTGTGCAGCAGCGGGACAAGGCATGGGGCAGCATGGAAGTTAACACGCACCTGAAAAAGCTGGGGTGGTAGCGGACTATGGGTAACGGTGTTACAATACCGCTACCGTAACTCCTGGAGTCTGCACCATGAAAAAAGTACTCATCAGCAAACTGTACCAAGCGGATACTGATACTTGGACTGAAGTATACCGCCTTGAAAAGTCAACCCCCACTGCGCCCAAGGCGGTGGACGCATTGAATACTGTGCTCTGGCCGGAGCATGTGGATGTGCTGTCTGCCACTGACATTGCCAAGCACTATCTAAGCGTGGCTGAGGTGTCTGCCGGAGATGTGCTGACTACTGTGCGCATGCTGCGACAGGCTGGAGTCATCACGCCACTGTACGATAGCAAACTCATAAAGATTGATGGGTCTGCACGTAGATACTACGCCGTGCGGAATGCACACAAGTACAGAACTCCTGTAGAAATTAGGCGAGAGGTAACTAGGGTAACTACCGGGTAACTAGGCGACTGGGGTGGGGTAGTTACCGCTAAGTGCTTGTTTTGCAAGTGTTTTTTGGCTCCGGTAACATTACTAACATTAGAACTGGGTAAATTAGTTGTACGAACTATGTGTTATACAGATTATATGACGTCTACCATACATGCCCCATACATGCCCCATACATGCCCCATACATGCCCCGTATATATAGCGGTTTGCCCGTTGCGTAGTTACCGTAGTTACCTAGACCAAAAAACCTATATGTGGCAAGCACTTAGCATAGGTAACATGGGGTTTTGGGGGGTTGTTTTGTAACATTGCAATGTTATGTGGTGCGTGTAGACTGTTGTGTTTTGGCAACAAATGGATGAATTTGGTGGTTTTGATTGGTGCGTGGAGGGGTGTAGTGCGAATCATTGAAAACTGAGCGCTGGCATCCCCACGATCCAAGCAGTAGGTAACCCGCCCCGCGAATTATGACCTTTCCCACCCAGTGCTGAGGTCCAAGATCTGCGTCCAGTCAGCCATCCCACTCAGTGCTGGGTGCTTGGGACAGAGTGGCTACGACCAAAATTGCAGCCCCCGCGTGCACCAAGGGGCACAAACTTTAGTCGTACGCACGCCCGCGCACGCGTATATGGACCTCCACTGTGAACCAAAAAGACTAAAGATCCTCCGCTCCATGGCGACTGGAGTACCGCTCAACGATCCAGGAGCGCGGACTGGTCAACCTCCCTGATCCCAGACCTCTAGGCGGGTGAGAGCGTGGCGCTCCCCGATCCCAGAACCATGATCCCCCGCCCGCGTGCGTATATGGATTCTTTCTGTAGATGTCTAATATCAAAGATCGTAGAGTCCGTGGGTCTGGGACGTTTGTCGCTCGGTGATCACCGAGCGTCGTCCGTCGGTCGTCGTCCGTCCAGCAAAAAGCCCCCTAGGGGTAAACCCTAGGGGGCTGGTGCTCGGGGGGCAAGGGGGCTTCCGCCCCCCGGCTTACGCCTTAATCAACCATCCACGCTGTACAGCGTACCCGACGAACTTCGGGCAGGCACCATGGGCTACCATGTCGGTCGCAAGGCAGGCACCAGCGCCGTTCTCCAGAGCACGCTGGATGGCCTCCCACCAGTGCGCATTGTTCGCGCTCGCCACGCGGTAGGGTTTGCCCGGGTTCACCGTCAGTACCGGTCCGGTAGCAAGGGCCGGGGCAAGGGTCACCGGGCGCTTGGCCGTGGCGAAAGCACGCTGGGAGGGGGTCAGCGCCTCAAAGGGCACGCCGTTATACACTGCTGGTACCGCTACCGTCGTGGCGGGTACCTCGACGGTCGTAGGGGCTTCGACGGTAGTGGCCTCGGCCACGGGCGCCGGGGTCTTCTTGCGTGATGCCATGATAGGCTTCCTTTACGCTGAGGGGCTAGAGCCCGCCCCCTTTGGGCATGCCCCATTACCTAAGGCATGAGGCCATTGTGCCGAGGTTTTGCGTGTTTGCATACTGGGGCAAACCCTAATGAGGTTGGCACGCGGATTGCTTGGTGCACGGGCACGCGCTCAGGCACGCGGCTACCATAGCGACGCTCCGCGCACCATTGGGGGAAACCCTTAGTGGCGCGGACGCAACACTCTCTAGGGGTTTACCCTGTACCTAGGGTAAACCCCTATTGCCAGGGTAAACCCCTAGGTAGAAACCACTAGGTAGAAACCCCTAGGTAGAAACCCCTAGGTAGAAACCCCTAGGTAGAAACCCTATTAGGGTAAACCCCTAGGTAGAAACCCTATTAGGGTAAACCCCTAGGGGCCCCAGACCGCGCCGCCAAGAACCCCGAACCCAAAATTTAGCATTGTGGGGGTTAAGGGGCGTGTCTGTCTCCGCCCCTGTGTGCGTGGCAAATTCAGTAGAAAACACAGCCCCCAGAGAACCAAGACCTACACATCGAGATAGAGAACACAGACCTAGATTTTCTGCTCGGTGGTCGATCGATCGAAATTTTTCAGCACCCTTGTCTTCCCCGCCCTGGTGGCAGTACACTAGGCTAGTCACCCCACACCTGGAGCCCCACATGCCTTGGACCATGGCAGACGCATCCCGTCACACCAAGAAGGCCGACACCAAGCCCGAGCAGCGCCAGTGGTCTGCCGTTGCAAACTCCGTACTGAAGAAGACGAAGAACAAGGCCCGCGCCATTGCCAGTGCCAATGCAGTAATCAAGCGCCGTGGCAGCAACAGCAAATAAAGCGGTCTTTATCCCCGCGCGGCATAACGACTGGGACTGGGCTCAGGTCCAGTACGAGACCACCGATAAGCCCGTAGACCGCATCGCCGTGGAGATAGGCGTTACCCCCACGGCAGTCATCTCCCGTGCCAGCACCCGTGGCTGGACGCGGGACAAGGGGCAGCTCGTTGCCCGCATGACTGCGGAGATGGTGCTAGCCAACCGAGAGCGTCTGGCGGAGACCAAGGCCCGTGACCTGGAGGTGATTGAGCGCGTCAACACGCAGATGCAGGCGCAGGTGCTGAGCACCCACCGCAAGGACATTTCCAGCGCCCGCAGCATGTGCAACAAGTTCTTCACCGAGCTGGGACATGAGGACGAGTTAGATCTTGACACCAAGAGCAAGGTGCTCAGCCGTCTGGCCGACAGTATGAAGACCCTCATGCTCCTCGAGCGGCAGGCGTATGGTATTCAGGGCGTGTTTGAGGACACTGAAAAGCCCGCCCCCACCGCCCCCGAGCAACAAGCTACCGACGCCGTGCTGAGTAAGTTTGCCGCCGTGCTGGCTAAGAACATGGGCGCTGTGGAGGTGGTAGACAATGACGCCGGAAATTAAAGCCGCCCTGCTGGCCGCGCCGTTCCACAGCGTGGCTAATTTCTGGCGCATACTGGAGGCCGACCTGGGCCCCACCGTAAAGCCCTGGCTGGCGCAGAATGATAGGTACTATCTCCTGGTTGAGGTGCTCCACCGCGTTGACGCTATCCACCCCTGGCTGTACGCCCGGTGTAGGGAGGTGGAGTGCGCCCGTGACGGTTACCTAGACCTCTGGGCCCGCGAGCACTACAAGAGCACGATCATCACCTTTGCTGGTATTATTCAGGAGGTGATAAACGACCCCGAGATAACCATCGGTCTCTTCAGCCACACCAAGCCAATCGCCAAAGCGTTTCTGCGGCAGATACAGAAGGAGTTTGAGAACAACACGGACCTCCGTGGCCTGTTCCCCACCGTATTCTGGCAAACGCCGGAGCGCGAGGCACCCAGTTGGTCACTGGACAATGGCATCACCGTCTGCCGCAAGAGCAACCCCAAGGAAAACACCATTGAGGCCCACGGCCTAGTGGACGGGCAACCAACGTCAAAGCACTTTGCACTCATGGTGTATGACGACGTTGTGACGCGTGAGAGCGTTAGCACGCCGGAGCAGATCGCCAAGACCACCGAGGCCTGGGAACTCAGCGACAACCTGGGCACCGCCGGGGGGCGCAAGTGGCACATCGGCACCCGGTACTCGTACGCCGACACCTACGAGGAGATTATCAAGCGTAAGTCGGTAATCGTGCGCATGCACCCCGCCACTGACGACGGTACCATCACCGGCAAGCCCGTGCTGTTTACGCAGGATACTTGGGACAAGAAGGTCCGCGACCAAGGCGAGGCTACCATCTCCTGCCAGATGTTACAGAACCCGCTGGCAGGCCAGCAGCGCATGTTCAACGTGGAGGACCTCCGCACCTACGAGGTCCGCCCCGAGGTGATGAACGTCTACATCATGGTTGACCCCGCCCGCAGCAAGAAGAAGGGCTCCGCCAAGACCGCTATTGCCGTGGTGGGCGTTGACTACGCGCTGAACAAGTACCTGCTCGATGGCTTCAACCACAAGATGGACCTGCGCGAGCGCTGGACCCGCACCGCCCAGATGTACCACCGCTGGAAGCGTGCCCCCGGCGTGCAGAACGTGAAGGTGGGCTACGAGGCCTTTGGTGCTCAGGCTGACTTGGACTACTTTAGCGAGCAGATGCAGAAGCCCAACGAGGGCGGGCACTTCCCCATTGAGGAGCTCATGTGGCCCCGTGACAGCGAGGGCAGTAAGACTGACCGCGTGCAGCGCCTGGGCCCTGACCTCCGCAGCCACCGCGTCTACCTACCCTACGACACCGAGGACGACAAGCTCACAACCGCGCAGCGCAAGGCGCAGAACACCGGCTACACGCACCGTATTGCACGGCCCATACGCCGCAAGGACGAGGGCAACCAGATCTACGACTTGAGCAAGGAGCTCCGGTTGCAGGTGCACTTCTTCCCCTTTGGCGGGAACAAAGACCTTGTGGACGCTCTGTCCCGCATCTACGACATGGAGCCGCACGCCCCCACGCTGCGAGAGGTTGGATACATAGAACCAGAATTTGTATAGTTCAGGTTTTGGGCGTACACTACGCACCATGGCTACCAGCATATCCGCCACTACGCGCCAGATAACTAGCCGCGTCAGCACGGGCACGGTTAACTGGCAGCAGTTGGTTGAGCGTGCCTGGGGCAGCGAGTACGCCGCGCCGGACCACAACGTCTACGAGTTTGGCAACGCCCGGGGCTTTGACAGCACTGACCGCTCCCGCTCAGGCCTGTACGGCGTGCAGGTTACGCCTCCGTTCGAGTTCGACGAGGCCAACATGCCCCGCGTGCCGGACATGGACACTACCCTCATGGTGAGTGACCAGGACAGCACGGAGCTCTTGTATCTATCTAATACGTAAGGCGGTGCCCTGTGCGAATTAAAGATCTCCCATCTACTGTCGGAGTATCTGGTAATGACTATATCGTAGTAGATCAGGGAATTTCCCCTGTGACGAGAAAAGCACCAGTTTCTTCTCTACTACAGGCGCAGAGCTTGAACGCACCAAGCGCGGTGGTTCCAACAGGGTCTCCATTCACACTGCAGAATACCCAGGCTTACGCGGTGGATGCTGTCATATCTGGTGGTGGGGTGTCTAATTTAGAGTTTAGCAGGGACGGCACCAACTGGTACAGTACGGGCTCGTTCTACGGTGCGTTTGCTCTATCATCTAACGACAGGCTGCGGATTACTTATTCTGTGGCCCCTACAGTAACTCTCATCCCGAGGTGATGAAATGGCTGCTTTGACTCCTGTTCCCAAAATCCAGTTTTTTGACGCTAACGGCAACCCGCTGGTCGGCGGCAAGCTGTACAGCTACGACGCTGGAACCACCACGCCCCGCGCAACGTACACCAACTACGGCGGCGCTACGCCCAACGCCAATCCTGTCATTCTTGACAGCCGTGGTGAGGCTGCTGTGTGGCTGGACAACTCGCTGTACAAGCTCAAGCTGACGTCTGCCACCGATGTGGAGATCTGGACGGTGGACAACGTAGGCGGGCCTGACCAAGCTACCTTGGCGCAGCTTGCCGCGTCAGGTGGTTCTGCTCTTGTCGGCTTCATCCAAGCCGGCACCGGCGCAGTCACGCGCACGGCACAGGCCAAGATGCGGGACATTATTGATGCGCGTGACTTCGGTGCTGTCGCAAATGGCGTGACGAACAACACCGCAGCCGTGCAGAGTGCTATCAACTCAATCGGTGTATACGGTGGAACGGTCTATATCCCCGATGGGGCCAAGTTCAACCTGCGCAGCCTGACCTTCCCGGCGCGATTCAATCTCGACTACCGAGCCGACGACGACTTGAGCCAAGCGCAGCTTCCGGGATCCACCATCGCATCAAGCGAGCGTGTGTTGTTTAGCAGCAATTCAAGCTATCCGGCAGACCCCACGGGCGCAGTTGTCAACGAATGGAGACTGACTGCTCCATTCCACCCCGGATTGATCATCGACGCACGTAAAGACTTGGGTGCAAATATTGCGCCGTATCTTGCGCCGGGTCAAACGGTAAACGACCCAGTTCGGGCGTCTTTCAATATCGCTGACGAACAGAACGGCGTGTTTCGCATAGCCTACGAAAACTACCTTACTCCTACAAACTTTGCCGGCCTTTTCTTGCACGGCTACAAAAATACTGTGCGCCTGAATGGTATTGGTACGGCGCAATGGACAAGTGTGCCGGCTGCAGGGGTGCTTGTTACTGGAACAACTAGCGGCGCCAAGGGGTTTGTGCTGACGGTTGCTGCTGGGTATACAGACTTTTTGTGGTTCAGCGGGGATTTTGTCGCAGGCGAAACTGTCAGCGACAACAATGAAACAACTACAGCAACGATCACATCTGTTGTTTACTCAGAAGCTGTCAACGTATGGATTGCTCAGGATTTGGAAACCGGCGCTTGGACGATTGGTGATCATCCACCTGGAGTTGGCAGCGAAACACTGAACGTTAGCGGTAACGCAAAGGTTGTACCGACGCGAGGCGGCGCGACTAATGTTCCAAAGTCCGTGACCAATCCGGTCTATGTGTGGGGGGATAACCCAGAGAGTGGTTCTCACAATGTTATCGGACTGATGTATCCGACGACGGGGACTGCCGCGCTGCGTCGATTGCAGGCTGTACGGCAAGACCTGACGACATCGACGGGCGCGATTGTTCCCGTGAGTGTGATGGTCAATGTCAACAATGCTTTAGCCGTGGATACGCATGCAGTCAATGTTTCAACCATTACTAAACCTGCCACTGGCAAATACACCATCACATTCACAAATAATTTAGCGCGCGCATTCCCTGTTTATACGCTGTCGCTTGATGGTTTTTACATGCAGAACTGGTGGGCAGGCGTTACGTTCCCGACGGTCAGCTCTTGTCAGGTCTGGGTGAAAGACAACACGGGCGCTTTTGCTGACCTTCCTGCTGGTGCGCAAGTTGGATTGGTTGGCCTGGGCGCAGACATCTGACCATGACCCCCCACCCCGCGCCCCACGTTATCCGTTGGTTCCTGCGGACCTTCGGCTACGGCGGTATCACGCTGCCGCCGTGGGGTATCTTCATCCTGGCCGAGCGCATTAACGAGGTGGCGCTCGTCAGGCATGAGCAGCGGCACTGGTTGCAGTACCAGATGCTCGGGGCGCGGCGGTTCTATCTGCACTACATCTGGTACACAATCCGCTACGGCTATCGGAATAATCCGATGGAGGTCGAAGCACGCGAGGCTGAATTAAAGGGCTGACATGGACACCACCGCAGAAATAGCAACCGTTGAGACCACAGCAAATGACGCTGAGAATAGCCAGATGGAGCTCATCGCTAAGATGGCTGCTCAGTTACTCAGCAACCATTACCCTGCGCACGTGTGGATGGTGGGCTGGGCTCCGGGCCGCACGCTGGTGGTTAAGAACATGGCTATTGACGACGGACGCTACGGCTTTACGGTGGACGCACACCGCGCTGCCACGGTAAGCGAGTTGGAGCGCAACATTGTCCGCGCCGGGGGTGAGTTGCTCGAGCGCTGTGGGGCTCCACGCGGGGCGTGGAATGGCGACATGCTTACGCTACAGGATAAGTCGACATGATTTCAGATATCGCAGGCACCAACACGCCACCCACTGCACAGACTGGTAACCCAGACGAAGACACTGGCAGTGACCAGTGGCTTTCGCGTGCCCGCAGTGCTTTCCGTAGCAGCACCAGCTACGTGGACGGGAACTGGCGCAAGTCGTGGGAAGATAGTATCCGTGCATTCAACAACATGCACCCGTCGGACAGCAAGTACAACGCTCCCGCGTATGAAAAGCGGAGCCGTCTGTACCGGCCTAAAATCCGCTCCGTAATTAGAAAGAACGAAGCCGCTGCTGCCGCCGCATTTTTCAGCAACGTGGATGTAGTTAGCATCTCCGCCGGAGACCAAGCTGACAAGGCGCAGGTTGCCAGCGCCGAGGTGATGAAGCAACTGCTCCAGTACCGGCTGACGCGTACTATTCCTTGGTTTCAGGTAGTGATGGGTGGTATTCAAGACGCCCAGACCACGGGCGTCGTGTGTGGCCACGTGCACTGGATGTACGACGAACTGCAAAACGTCGACAAGCCGCAAGTTGACCTGATTCCGATTGAGAACATTCGCTTTGACCCTGCAGCTAGCTGGGTCAACGTGGTGGAGACCAGCCCCTACTTCATCCACATGATTCCCATGCACGCCATGGATATCCGTGCTAAGATGGAGAGTGGTGAGTGGAAGCCTTTGCCCATCAACATTGCTACGGCCAGCAGCAACTTTGACAGCACACGCATCGCACGCAACGCCAACAAGGAAGATCCCCAGAGCGCAGACACACGTGCCCTTGGCGACTATGAAATTGCCTGGGTGCACCGACACATCCACCGCAAGGACAACGAGGAGTACGAGTTCTACACTCTTGGCGAGTACGGCCTGCTGACTGACCCCGTACCCCTGCGAGACGCTGTATTCCATGGGCGCAGGCCGTATGTGATTGGCTCTTGCATTCTGGAAACTCACAAGCCTATGCCTAGCAGCGTGCCGACGCTGGCTCGCGGGCTTGAGGATGAAATTAACGAGATTGCAAACCAGCGCATTGACAACGTCAAGTTCGCACTGAACAAGAAGTGGTTTGCCAAGCGTGGCGTAGAGGTTGACTTGGCGGGCCTTGTGCGCAACGTGCCCGGTGGTGTCGTTATGATGAACGACCCCATCAACGATGTGCGTGAGATTTCCTGGCCTGACGTTACGCAGAGCTCCTACATGGAGCAGCAGGGCCTGGACATGTCCATGGACGAGTTGCTGGGCAACTTCAACCCTGCTGCGATTATGATGGCTGGTGCCGCCAACGCACCCGCCCGCAACATGAGCATGCTCAACCAGAGCAACGGCACTCTGGTTGAATACCTCATCCGCACATATGTTGAAACATTTGTGCAGCCCGTGCTCCGGCACTTGATTTTGCTTGAGCAAGCCTACGAGACTGACCGCGTAATTCTTGGTCTTGCAGCTAAGAACAGCAAGCTGCTCCAGCGGTTTGGTGTTGACGAGGTTACCGATGAGCTCCTCAACCAAGAAATAACGCTCACCGTTAACGTGGGCATGGGCGCTACTGATCCTAATCAGAAGCTCCAGAAGTTCCTAACCGCGATGAATATGTACTCCTCCATGTTGCGCAACCCCGTGCCGGGTGTCAATATGGTGGAGGTAGGTAAGGAAATCTTTGGTCACCTTGGCTACCAGGACGGCAGCAGGTTCTTCACTATGGAGAATCCTGAGGTGGCGCAGCTCCAACAGCAGCTACGCGCCGCGATGATGCAGATGCAGCAACTCCAGCAACAACTTAAAGATAAGTCTGGCGCACAGCTTGTTAGCCTTGAGAAGACGCGGGAGAGCAACCAGAGCAAGGAGCGTATTGCTCAGCTCCAGGAAGAAAACGAAAACAAACGTGCGCTGGCACGGCACTTTACGCAGATTATGGGTAGCCAAGAGGATATGCCCATGCCACCGCCTGCGCAGCCTGCACCGCGTGCTGCACCGGCAACCAAGCCCGTGTCCCCGCTGGTGGAAGCTAAGTTAGCTGCTGAGGTTGAGGCCTTGCGCACTGAAAATCAACTGCGCTTGAAGAAGATAGAGTCTATGGATGCAGAGATCCAAGCCCAGCAATCCGTAGCATTGCAGCAACTCACCGCTCGCACGGCTGCGGTGCAAGAGGCAGTGTCTGGACTTAAGAAATCTACTTCTATTATTGGCGAAAGCATTGGAGACGCACTGGGTGTTGCAGTTGAAAAAATGGCTGCTACAATGGGCGAGGCCGTTGGTAAAGTGGGTGATGCGGTGCAGGAAGTTGGCTCCGCAGTCAACAATTTTACAGACACCAGCCTAGAGAATACCGAGCGAGCGCTGCAAGCTATCTCCAAACCCAAGCGCGTCGTTCGCGAAAAGGGGCGAATCTCTCGCATTGAAACGGAATAGCAGATGATTAGCCAATCCGTCACTGCCGTAACCGATTGAAAGGGCCTGAACCATGTCCATGACCAACGCCGCCGAAGCGGCACTCCTCGACCTTCTGTTCCTGAATGTCGACTGGGCCAACATCGGAGACGCGGCCGGTCTGCAGAACAGCGCCACGGCAGGATCGTTCTATATCTCGCTGCACAGTGCTGACCCAGGCGAGGCCGGCAACCAGAGCACAAACGAGATCAGCTATACAGGCTACGCCCGCGTGGCGGTGAACCGCACTGCAGGCGGCTGGACGCGAACGGTCAGCACCATCGCCAACACCGCGCTGGTGCAGTTCGGTCAGTGCACGGGCGGCACGGCCACGGCCACGCACTTCGGCATTGGCACGGACTCCAGCGGCGCGGGCAATCTGCTGCTCAAGGGCGCACTCAACGCCAGCTTGTCGATCAGCAACGGCATCCAGCCGCAGTTTGCGGCCGGCGCGATGACCGCCACCGTGGACTGACGTGAGCCTGCGGTACTTTTGCGCCCACTGTCTGCGAGACCTTGAGCTCGTAGACAACCAGGTACAAGCGTGCCCAGATCACCCCGATGGTACAGTGGATTGGCATGTCGAGGTGACGCCCGATGCCGCTGAATAGCGTCCGCCAGCTCGCCGACTCGGTGGCCGACGATGGTCGCGAGTGGCAGTCGTTCTTCTACAAGATCGCCGTGCCTGCAGCCGGTGGCGGGCGGTGGGCTGACTGCAGCGTGGGCTCGGGCATTCCGGTCTACAACGCCTACGTCGGCAATCCCCTGGAAGCCACGCCGCTGATAGGCGCAGGCAACCGTGGCATCTACACCGGCCCGACGCCGGAGCCTGGGCAAGAGAAATACCTGCATGTCATGCAGGCCGTGAGCGCCGGCACGGGTGTGCCCGGCTATTTGTTGCTGGCCGACTACCTGATGTTTTACCCGCTGATCGATGGAGACTCCACTGACCAGCAGGACATGGACAACACCGCGCCATTGCCCAGGTACACCTCGGGCGACGGGGTAC